GCGGTCGTGGTGTACATGCCGCGGCGGGCGTTCACGATCTGCCCCATGTCCGCGCCCTCGCGGATCGCGCGAGCGCCGGCGAGGCCGAAGACCCGGTTCTGCTCAGCGGCCGAGAGGCTGTTGAAGTAGTCGTTCGGGTCGATGAACCCGCGCCGCTGTTGACGGGCGACCAGCGTCGTCGGCAGGTGCACGCAGTCACAGCGCGGGTGCCTCTGGAAGCCCTTGTTCCAGCCGTACTCGCGACCCGCCAAGATGATGCAGCGGCTGCACGCAGGGGGATTGACCACCCGTACATAGCCCTGGATCGTCCGCTGACCGACCATGCTGGAACCGACCGCGGACCGGCCGGCCTGCGTCACCTCCGACGACGACAACCGCAGCGCCTGCTGCAGGCCCCGCATCATCGAGTCGTCCGTAGACAGCCCTCCGGCGATCCCCTGCTTCGTGGTGATCACCGACAGGAGCATCAGCGAATCCAGGCTTCGGCCGTCCGCAGCGAGACCAGCGAACGCCTCGGGTCGGATTCGGCCGACCCGGTCGGGGTCCGCACCCTCTGCATCCACGATCTCGTCCACGTAGTCGTCCGCAGCGTTCGCCGACGACAACTGACCGGCCGTGATCGCCCTGACGATCCGCGGCCCCACCGAGGCGTTCCACGACCCCGAAAGATCCGCACGGTCCAACTGGCCCCACAGCCGCTGAACCTCGTTCGCAGTCAGCCGGGTCCGTCGAGCCTGCGCCGCCTGGAACGCCAGCGCCAAATCCCGCACAGACCGGGTGGCCCGCACGTCAGCTCACCGGAACAGGTTCAGGCGGCGCAGGTGCAGGCTCGTCGTGCGGCTTCGGGCCAGCCTCAAGAGCAGCCAGGTCGCCGCTCATGATGCGCTGCATCGCATCCTGCGCGGCCTTCTCGTCCAGCTCCTCCATGCGTTCGATCTGCGCCTGCGTGTAGCCCAGATCCTCGCGGGTCTGCCGCAGCGGCACGATCCCCGCCTGGAACTTCTTCACCGCAGCATCCGCAGACTGCGCAACCGTGGGCGTCGAAGCGTCCCGCCAGATCGTCTCCAACGAGCGAGACCGCGGATCCCAGACCCCGTCACGGATCCGCAGCACCTTCCGCTGCACCCGCTCCCACGTGCCGCCGTTGCCGCGCTGCTTCCGCTCACTGCGCTTCACCAGGCGCGTCTCCGCACTGCGGATGCCGTCCGCCGACGCCGGATTGTCGGTGGCATGGCCCATGAAGTGCGGCGGCAGGCCAGCAAGGCTGGCCACGAGCGTCGCCAACTGGTTGATCGTGTCGTGGAAGTTCGACAGAGACGCCTCAGGGAACTGGATTACGTCCGCACCGTCCTCGCGGCGGTTCTTCTCCGTCGCCCACATCCGGCCGATGATCCGCGAGAACGCGGACACCCGGCGGCCATTGGCGTCGACGAAGTCCTCCTCGCCGAACCCAAACGCCACCCGGCGCGGCGTCGCGTGGTACTCCGCCGACACCATCATGTCCGTGGCGACCTTGCAGGCCGCGTCTGAGATCGGGATGACGTCCATCAGCTCGGAGACGCCGTTCGGGCACTTCAGGCGCGGCCGGTTCGCCAGCACCTCGACCATGACCTCACCGATCTCGTGATCGTCACGCTCGAGCCCCGGGTCCTCGACCCACTCGCCCTTCTCTCTCACCCAGAACGAGGTGGCGTCCGGCAGTAGCAGGGTGGCGTGGTCGGACTTCGCTCCGCCCTCCCCCTCCTCCGTCCACCGTCGCACGGCCGCCCGGACCACCCGCGTCCGCGGATCGAACTCGGCGAACATGTCCAGCGGCGACTCAACCGTGATCAGCGGCGTATCCGGGTCATCCTCACGGCTGCCAGTCACGACATAGGCCCGGCCCATGATCAGGGCATCCAGATGGCCCTGCTGCGACTGGGTGTCCATGTCGTTGGCCTGCCAGATCCGCCACAACTCCTCGTCGGCGGCCGGCTCACCCGGGAAGCGGAAGCCCTCGACGTCGAGGCGCTCCTCCACGCTGTCGACGACGAGTCGGGGCCAGTTGATGACGACCTGCCGGACCGTCTCCTGCAGCTCAACCTGCAGCTCCGGAGCCATGTACGACAGCGGCTGCTTGCCCTCGTAATAGGAGTTCAGCCGCTTCAGCTCCGGCAGCTCCTTGTCGTGGCACGAGATGAGGTGCTTCAGCCAGTCCAGCTCCGACCGGTCCACGAGCTCACCTCATCTCAGCACGAGCATCTTCGACTTCTTCTTCGGGCGGGCCTGGCCAGCAGCCACCGCGTCACCGGCAGCCTCGTGGGCGAGGATCGAGCACATCGCAACGTCGATCTTCTGCGACTCCGATGCCTTCTTCAGCAGGTACCGGCCCGCAGGCCGGGCTGCCTTGCGGGCGTTACGGATGTGCTGGCCGGCCCAGACGCAGCCGTCGTGGCGGAACGTCGAATCCTTCTTCGTCACGTCCGTCGCGAGCCGCTCGGCGGCGCTGTGCATCTGCGCGATCCGGTTCGTGTACCAGCGCACGACCCGCTTCTCCCCGTACCGCTCGGCGAGCGTGTCCGCCTCGGACTCCCAGTACGGCGGGTCCAGGTAGGCGCGCACCACGTTGTAGGTGGTGAAGACCTCGTCGAACGCGGCCATGACCTCCAGCCGCGGCACCTGCCCGCCCCACTCGGCCGGGTTCCACACCGTGGGCCGGGCGTCGGGCCCGTAGGTCGGGGTGAACTGGTAGCCGTCCAGCGTCTCCAGCCGGATCCCGGTCCAGTCGTCGATGTCGGAGCCGTCGAAGCCGAGCGTGACCGCGGTCCCGGCCTCCACCTCGCGCGGATCGCGGCGCAGATCCCACCGGTCGCCGTCGATGTACGCCCCGGTGCCGGCCACGATCCGGTTCAGGTAGAAGCGTTCGGCCTGCGCCGGGTCTTTCTCCGCGATCTCGACCAGTTCGCCGTCGATGCGGTCCAGGTCAACCCAGCCGCCGGCGAGCACGGAGGAATCGCCGTAGGCGTGCCGCAGCGCCTTGTGCCGCTCCCGCTTGTTCGCCAGCGACGCTGGCGCCGGGATCCGGTGGTCGCGGTACACGTCCTTCACGGACGCCTCCGCGGTCCGCTGTGCCACGCTCTGCTCCGACGGATCCCACGCGTTCGTCGTCTCCACCGCGCGGCCGCCCGTGCCGGACAGGTTCCTGCGCTGGGTCTCGGCGAGCTTCCAACCGCCGTTCGCCTCCAGCCACGAGTGGGTCTCGTCCTGCACGGCGAACGTGATCCGCTGGCCGAGGCGGGCCCTGCCGCTGCTGGTGACCGGCTCGATACGGCCGCCACCCGGGACGTTGATCCGAGTCTCACCCGTATCCGGGATCAGATCCGCCAGCGGCCCCTCGTCGATCATCGGGACCAGCGCGCGGTACACGTTGTCCGTCTGATCCTCGGACGTGGCCGCGATCTGGATCCACGGCGTCTCCCACGCACGGCCAACCGGCTCCCCGTCCGCATCCCAGCCCGCGAACCGCACCGGGCCGACCGCCTCGGCGCACACCATCGCACACGTCAGCGGACCCTTGCCCCATTTCTGTGGACGCACCAGCTGGCTACGGCGGTAATGCCAGGCCGAACGCCAGCCGCCCTCCGTGGCATCCGGCCGCAGCCGGTAATGCCAGGCAAGGAACGTCCACATCTCATCCGTGAGCAGGTACGGATCGCCGATCTGATCGCCATCGGGGATGACGCAATGGGCCTCGATCCACTCCCCTACCGACCAGCCCAGCGTCGGGAACTCGCCTGGGTGGTCAGGGCCGCGCCAGGGCATCTGCAGACACCTTGCTCAGATCCACGTCGCCCGCGAAGACAAGGCAGTGCTCGATCCCCAGGGACTCGCGGATGCTCTCCCAACTGTGCCTGACGGCCTCGGCCTGATCCTCGCCGACGTTCGCCAGCACGAGGACGTCGCCAGGGTCCAGCTTGACGAGCTGCGCCATCACGACCCCCCAGCTGCCTCGGAGTCGACGACCCGCAGCCGCTGCCGTGCCGTCTTCTTCCGCGCAGTCGTCGCGCGCTCCTGCCGCTGCTCGGCCACCTCGTCCGGCGCTACCTCCCAGCGCAGCCGCAGCATCGCCAACGGCGTCAGCCCCAGCCGGTCGCCCAACTGGCGGGCCTCCTTCGAGGCGTCCAGGTCACCGAGCTCGGCCTTCACCTTCCAGCGGACGTACTGGGCAACCTCACGAGTCCAGCCCAGCCGCTCCCAGGCCACCGCCTGCGGCGTCGACCACAGGTCCCGCCACAGCTCGGCCTCCAGGGCGGCCGTGGCCTCGATCTGCTTGTCCAGCACCGTCGCCGACGACTGCGCGGCGTCCAGCTTCCGCTGCACCGCAGCCCGCTGACGGCCCTGCAGGTCCGGCTCCAGCAACTGCAGCTCGTACTCGTCGGCCTGACGCCGGGCCATGTCCCGCTGCGTCGTCGCGACGACGTCATCTATCAGCGGCCACCTGGGCGGATCGCCCTGTCGGCCACCCGCCGGCAGTCGGGTCATCGCGACAGTGGCGTTGCGCCTGCGCCGCTCCCCGGCCGGCTTGGGAGGGGGTCCCATACCTGCCATGACTGATCATCTCCAAGTGCCGTTGCGGCACGTCGGCGCCCGCCGTTGCGGCCGGCGCTGGGTCACACTGAGTCATCGCGGCTCGTGATCTTGCTCTTCCCAGACCCGTACAAACGGCCAGCCACCTCCCCGGCGGTCCTCCGGAAGATCTTGGAAGGGGGGTCCCCCCACCTTGATCGTCACGGAGGGTGACGATCACGATCATGCTCTGACCTGCGCCGATGATTTGTGAAGATCACTGCCAGGTGTACAGGGCGTCCCCGTCCTGGTGCCGGTGCTCGTGCTCCGGGGTGCCCGGCGGCAGGTCAGGGTCGGGAGCCGGCTCGGTGCAGGTCAGGTGAGCGAGGGCCGGCAGGAAGTGGGGGGCGCCGCACAGGGGCGCCTCCTCCTCGACCTTCGCCGGCGCCTCTGCGCCCTCGGCGTCGCCCTTGGCCTTGGCCTTCGTGGTCATCGGTTCCAGCCTCCTGGCTGCTCGCGTGCCGTGCTGCTGCTGTGGCAGGGCTGGCAGACGCCACGCCCACGCTTGGGGTCGTTGGGGTCCAGGCCTTGGTCGACCAGCTCCCGCCGGCTGACTGGCCAGTGGTCGGCGTGCACGCTCGGCTGGCCGCACGGTGCGCCGTGGCCGTGGTCCTCGTCGGTGCAGACGCAGCGCGGGTCGCGGGCGAGGACGGCCGGCCGGAAGCGGGTCTCGTGCTGCCTGCCGTAGCCACGCTGCCTGGCCGAGCCGCGCCTCTGCTCCGCCTCACGACGGTGGTCTTCGCAGCGGCCGGCCGTCGTGTACTCCGGGCACCCGGGTACCGAGCACACCCGGTATCCCCCGCGTCTGGGCATGACCGCCTCCAGCGTCGTACTCTGCTGCGCCTTGGGGGTGGTGAGCATGAAGGCAGATGTGCCGCTCGGGATCGTGGTGGCTGCGCTCGTGGTGCTGGTCGCCAGCGCCATGGGCCGGTGGCTGCCGGGGATCGTCCTGGCAGCAGCCGTAATCCTCGGCGTGCTGGCTGCGACGTCGAGGCGCCGGCGGTCAGGCCCGGATCCAGAGGAGACGATCAGGCCGGGCGGGGACGAACGGCCGTGGCGCCACTAGGTGACGCTGAGGTAGCCGGCCATGCGGACGATGTCCTCTGAGCCGGGCGGATCGAAGGTCACCCAGACCCGGTAGTCACCTGGGGTCAGGGTGATCGCGCCGCCATCGGGTCCGATGAGGAGTCGGGCCTCTGGTCCGCTGGTCCAGTCTCCGGTCTTCCAGTCCCCGGCGGCGGGGTTGGCCCGGACGTGCGCGGGCAGGATGGCCAACTTGGGCGGACTGCCTGTGATGTCGACGCCTGCCAGCGGGGTGACGGGGATGTGCAGGTACTCGGTCGAGGTGGCGGGGATCAGCACGGTGCGCCCACCTCCCAGTCGCTGGCCTGGGGCGCGTGCACGGTCCAAGCGGGCGCATACGGCTGCCCTACCGTCCACGGGCTGTACGGCGCGCCGACGGTTACGTCGATGTCGTCGGCGGTGGAGTTCGTCGTCCCGCTGGCTGTGAGCGTCGCCGTGGCGGCGAGTGTCGCAGTGCCGGTGGCGGCTGTGGCCCCTGCTGCTGCGAGTGTCGCCGCGACGCTCAGTGCAGCACCCCCGGGCGGCGTGGCCGTTGTTCCGTCAGCGGTCAGTGTGGCCGTGGCCGCGAGGGCGGAGGTGCTGCTGTAGGCGACCTGCCCCTGCGTGGTCAGGCTGGCAGTCGTGGTGAGGCTGGCGTCCGCCTGGGTACTGCGTTGCCCGGTTGCGGCCAGAGATGCCGACGTGGCGAGGCCCGCTGCCCCGGAAGTGCTCCGGGTGCCGTCTGCCGCCAGGCTGGCTGTGGACGCCAGTGCTGCACTGCCCGCAGTGGCGCGCAGACCTGCCGCGGACAGCGTGGCGGTGCTGGACAGCGCCGCGTCGCCCGTGACGCCGGCGGTTACGTCTCCAGCAGAGAAATCATCGAAGCGGATCGAGGAGGTCGATTCGGCTCGGATACCGACGCTGGTGCCCGTGGTGACGGCCGTGTTGGTCACCGAGACGCGCTGGATGCCGTTGACGTAGCCTTTGATCGTCGACCCGACGGCCTGGATTTTCGCGACGTCGCCTGCGACGGCTGCTGCCGCGTAGGTGCCGATGACGGTGAAGCTGCCGCCGACGACGCTGAAGAGGTCCCACGATGTGCCGTCGTTGCGCCACAGGTAGCCCTGGGTGATGTTGGAGTTGCCTCGGCACCACACGCCGTGGCTGACCGCCGCGGTGGCGGCGATCGTGACCTGCGCGAAGTTGTCGTTGGTGGCCATCGCACCGGCAGCACGCAGGATGATCGTGCCGCCTGCGTTCCCTGATGAGAGCTGGTTGGAGATGATCGACCAGTCGCCGGAGACTTCGACCCAGTTGGCACCAAGGTTGCTCGAGTCGGACCGGTTGAAGTCATCAGTGAAGGTCGCCATGAGCCCTCCCCGTCAGGGCGTCACGCCGCCTGGGGAGTGAGCGCAGCGCTGAGCGTGGAGAGCGAGAACTGATCGGCGGACGCCCAGGCCTTCGACGCAGTCAGCGCCACCGAGAACAGGAACGTCCCCGCCGACGACGCCGTCCACACCGAGATATGGGTGAGCGTTTCCGATGTGCCGCCGTTCGTCCATGCCGCCGGCGCCGTGCTGAGCGACAGGGAGGAACCGGACGAAGAGCTGGAGAAGACGAACGAGTTCCGGGTTGTCGAGCCGGCGCTGACGTTGGAGGTGCCGGCCGCGCCGGGGTCGCCGGTGTGCAGCTGAACGAACGCGCCGGCGACCGCGCTGTACGCGGCGCCGCCGTTGCCGGTGGTGCGGAGGGTGTTCAGCCAGCCGGAGACGAGGCTGGGGGCGAGTCCTGCGGTCACGTCTCGACCTCCTCGGTCTCGGTCTCAGTGGCGTCAGCGTCGGGCTGAGCGGTGGTGACCTCACCGGAGGCCTCCAGCCGAAGCACGTACTCGTCAGGCATGGCGGTCTCCTGGTCAGGCGGCTTTGGGGCGGCGTTGCGGCACGGGCCGGTAGGTCTCGGCCCGCGCTTTCACCTCGGGCAGCGCGTACATCGTCTTGTACTCGTGCCCTTGGCCGGTGAGCTGGCCGTCGCCCTGGAACCGGTGGATCTTCCCGCGCCGCGCCCACTGCCGGATCACGGTGCCGGGGACGCCGGTTGCGGCGACGGCTTCGTGCTCGTAGACGAGGTCGTCGGGGTACAGCTCGGTCACGTCCACAGCGCCTCCCCCGGGCATGCAAAAGGCCCCCGGCAGTGGCTGGGGGCCTAGAGGCTTGCGGGCACACGTGTCCTGCCCTGGGGGCACTGTGACATACGGTGATCGCTGGGGTCAAGCAAGGGCCAGGGTCGGCCGTTCTACTGCTGGTTGGTGTTCTTGACCCACACGCCGCGGGTGTGGCTGTGGATGTTCTTCTGGTGGACGGTCCCCTTGTAGACGTGGGTGGTGACGGCGGACCGGGCCCGGCTGACGGCGGCGCCGATGGCGGTGACGAGCATGGCCAGGGCTGCGATCGGCAGGGTGACCATGAGGACGCTGTCGAGGGTGACGGCGGCGAGGCCTTTGAGCACGAGCCAGGCGGCGCAGCCGATGCCGGTGGTGCCGGCGCCGACGCCGATGGAGGCGACGGCGATCCCGGCGGCCCACGCGGGCACGACCCGCTTGTCGGGCTGGAGCACGGGCGGGGTGTCGCCGTAGGCGGGCAGCGGGCTGTCGTCGCGGTAGCTGGTGGCGAAGTCGGCGATGATGCGCCTGGCTGCGGCGGCAGCCTCTTCGTCGGTCATCGCGGCGCGGGTGGGGTTGGTCTCGGTGGTCATCGGGGGCTCCCTGACGGTTTCCGGTATGTGGCGGTTTGCGGCCCGTGATTCGGGCGGGATGGCGGGCGTTCATGCAGGTCAGAGGGTGTGATGGGCCCGTGATGCCGACCCAGGGGTCGGGATCGGCATCACGGGCCGGGGGGCTGGGTCACGCCGTCTCGCGGGTGCATCACGGCCCCTGACCTGGGCAATCACGGGCGCATCACGGGGCTGAGACGGCGCTTTCGCCGGTCAGTTCGAGGATGGTGGCGAGGTAGTAGCCGCGGCCTCCCCCCCACTGCTTGGCCTTCATGTCGACGTCCGGGGCGATCTCGCCGGCCGTCTCGCGGAGTGCCTTGAGGAACCGGTCGCGGGCCTGCTCGGCGCTCTCGTTCTCCTGCGGCTCCCAGCCGGCGGAGAGCCCGGTGACCCGCTTGTGCAGCTCGGTGCTGGTCATGCGCTCCGGGTCTCCGGCTGCGGCGAACGCGGCCCGGACGAGGGTGACCGGTTCAGGCATCTGCGGGACAGCCTGCACGGCGGTGCCCTTGCCGGTGGGGCCGCCGGCGACCATCGATATGCCGGTCTCGGCAGCGAGCTGGTCCTCGATGGGGTCGGGGCACTCCCCCGGCTGCCGGCCGATGGCGCGGCGGAGTTCGAGGCCGGCCTTGGCGGCCTTGCGGAGGTCGCCGTTCTCGACGTCGACGAACAGGGAGCGGGCCTCGATGAATCCGGTGTCGGGGGTGGTAAGCCAACCGCGGCCTCGGGTGCTCTTCGCGTTCTCGATCTTGCTGGAGTCGTAGCCGTCGCCTGCCGCGCCGTCACCCAGGATCGTGTTGGAGGCGGTAGCGGACTCGACGCGCATCGCCCACCGGCCGGAGCAGTTGCCGCGGAGCCGGGACGGAACGACGTCGACCTTCGGGGACTGGGTTGCCAGCACCAGGACGATGCCGACCGCAGCACCGACGGCAGCTATCTGCGCCAGCAGCTCGACGATCTCCTCGGCGTGCTGGCCGTTGAGTCCGCCCTTCACGGTGTAGGTCGCAAGCTCGTCGACAATGACGAGCTCGATGCCGCCCAGCTGCTCGAGCAGCTCTTCGGTGGCCTTGGACACGCCGAGGTCAACGAGGATCTCGGTGCGACGCTCCAGCTCGCCCGCCAGCACCTTGAGGAACTGCAGGAGCCGTTCGGGGTTGCGGCGGACGAACGTGTCCAGCGACCCGGCGATGCCGACGTACTCGCCGGTGCCCTTGCCGTCGAACAGGCGGACGCGGATGCGCGGGTCGAGCATGGCGCCGACGAGGATGTTGGCGATGGCCATGCCCTTGCCGGAGCGGGTGGTGCCGCCGACGAGCAGCGAGTAGTCGCTAATGGTGGCGAGGACGATCGAGCCGCGCTTGTCGAAGCCGAGCGGGAGTCCCTTCTTCCACGCGTTGATCTTGCCGTCCTGGCCGATGAGCGGGTTGGGCACGGTCCGGCCGAACGGGTCGGTCATGGACACCCACAGGCTGAACTGGTCCTCGCGGCCCTCATGCCGAATGTCCATCTGGTGCCGGGGGATGCCCAGCGCGGAGGCGAGCGAGCCGGTCTTCTTCTGAACGTCGTCGACGGTGACGCCGCCGGTGACCTCGACGTGGACGAGCCAGGCACGGCCGTCCTGGATGACCGGGGACCTGAACACGACTACCTGCTCCGCCTTGATGATGCCGGCGTCACGGAACGCGCGGTCGATCATCTCGTCGGTCATGCGGTCACCGTCGCCGATCTTCGCGTCGCGGTCGCTGTACAGCTCGCCCGCGTCGGTGCGGCGACCGAGCAGGGCGAACGCCACCAGCGCGGACCCGGTGGCCAGCAGCCCACCGGGCACTCCGATCAGGTAGAAGCCGGTGCCCTCCGCGGCGGCCACCGGCCCGAGAGCCGCGGCGCCGCGCAGGGCCCGCCAGGTGCGGGCGCGGTTCCGTGCCTCCCGGTACTTGCCCATGGCCTTCTCGGACGCGTCGGACGCCTTCTCCATGTCCTTGCGCCGCTTCTCCTGCTCCTTGCCGGGCATCAGCCGGCGGTCGTGCGCCCACTTGGCGGCCTTGTAGTCGCGGTGGGCGAGCCGCGCGTCGTGCTTGGTCTTGGCGACCTCGGCGCCTTCGATGCCGTGCACCCAGACGGCGGTGCGGCGCAGGCCGCGGACGATCTGCGCGGTGTGCCCGTGCTGTGTGGTCTGCCGCCGCGCCCAGCGGCGGAACTTGCGGGTTGAGTTGAGGCGGGCGGCGGTACCGCGGTCCTTCCAGCCGCTGCCGCTGCGCGTCCACCCGGGCACGAGGGGGGTGTCGCCCATCAGGTCGGGCGCGTTGACGGCGGACCGCATGGCCGGCTCCTTCGCGGGGCTGCCGAGGTAGCCGGCGACGAGCCGCTCCCACTCCGGGTCGGGGGCGCTGCTGGGGGTCGTCTCGATGCTCACTTCTGGTCCTTCTCGACGGTGGTCTTGGCGGCGATGGAGGCCTGGCGGCGGGCGGCGGGCGTGTACTTCACGTCGCCCTTGGTGCGCACTCCGCGGCGCGCGGGCGGGTTGTAGACGCGGGGCTGCTTCGCGCCCGGCACTTGCGATGCACGCTGCGCGTTCGTGGTCTTGCTGACGGTGCTGACGGGGCGCTGCTGGCGGGCCGCTTCGACCCTGGCTTCGGCGGCGTTGCGCAGTCGGATAATCTCCGCGGACTCGGCCGGGTCGGCGCCCTCGACGTCGCGGTGCGCGCGCTTCCACACGGTCTCGGTGACGGTCGTCTCGCCGAGCGCGGCAGCGATCTTCAGGGCGTGCTCCCACACCTTCGGGAACTGCTTGGCGCGGGCCTCGTCCAACTGTCGGCGCGCCTCCGCCGCGGCCTTGTCGGCGGCCTCCTTCTCGGCGGCGCGACGCTTCTCTTCTGCGGCCTTCCGCGCGGCCTCCGCCTGTTCGGCCTTGCGCTGCGCCTTGCGCTCCCGGCGGGTGAGGACACCGTCCCGCTGGCGGATGCGGCCGTGCTCGTGAAGGTCCCACACACCCGGGCCGGCGATGCTGGCGAACGCGGTGCCGATGGCGGTGGCCGGGTCGAACGCGTTGAGTCCGTGCCACAGGTTGATCCCGGCGGCGATGAACGCGAGCAGCCAGGCGATGAGCCGGTAGTGCCAGTGCGGCCGGTGGTTGGCGACCGCGGCAGCGGCGCCCTTGAGGACGACCCAGGCGCCGCCTTCGAGCATCAGCGGGGCGGCGATCAGCCACGGGGCGCGCGGGCTCCAGAACGCGGCGACCTGCACGGGCAGGGCGACGATGCCGCAGACGACGTAGAACGTGAGCGCGTACCGGCGCCACCGGTCGTCGGCGTGGACGACCTCGGCGGCCTGCTCCTGCTCGGCGCGGGCCTGCTCCTCGGACTGCCGGCGGGCAGCCTTGCGGGCGCGGTCGATCTCCTCGCGCTTGGCCTGCTCCTCGGCGATCTTCGTCTGCTCGGTGGCGCGGGTGCGCTCCAGGCGCAGCGCGGCCGTCTCGTTGGCCATGCGCTGCTTCTCGTTGGCCAGCCGCAGCTGCTCGGCCTGCTCCAAGGCGAGGGCCTTCTCGCCCTCGGCCTTGATGCGGTCGGCTTCGGCGCGGGTCCGGATCGCCTCCGCCTCAGCCGCGGCGCGCGGATCCACGCGCGGCTCGGCGTGGGAGGCAACGGGCGTGCCGTTGACCTTCTTCTCGACGGACATGGCGGTCACGGTCGATCAGTCCTCTCAGATGGTCAGGCGGTGGCGGGCTGGATGACGACGGGTCGGCGGTAGCGCAGCCAGGCGGCACCCGCGGCGAGCGCCCAGATGTAGCCGGGGACCAGGGCGCCGATCGCGGCCAGCCCGGCGAACATCAGCGAGACGGGCTCGGCGGCGGCCGGCCACAGGCCGACAACGATCAGGTACAAGGCCAATGCGACGATCAGAAGCTTGCGGAGCATGACGACCTCACACAGGGTCGGGACGGATGGTGGGTGACGGTTGGCGCCCCGGGCCGGAGTCGATCCGGCGCCGTCGCGGCTGGGCAGGGGCTGGGCCGGGCGCGGCTGGGGGATGTACCGCGCCCGGCGGTCTCAGGCGACGTCGCCGAGGCCGGCGCCGAGCAGCTCGTCGGTCAGCGATGCACCCGGGTTGGCCTTGTCGTAGCGGGCCGCTTCGGCGAGCAGGGCGATCTCGGCGAACTTGTCGACGGCGGCCAGGTAGCGGCGGATCAGGTCGGTGCGGTACGCCGCATCCGACGACGGGGCCGAGGTGATCAGGGTGAGCGTGGGCATGACGGTGGTTCCTCACTGGTCAGGTGGGGCTGGGATGGGGTGGGATGGGGGTGCCGCGGCGCGGGACAGGGGGATGGATGGACCGCGCCGCGGCGGTCTAGGGCCCTACTTGGGGCGGGACTCGCTGCGGTGGTTGGCCTCGCGCAGCTTGCGGAGCAGCTCGGCGTACTCGGCGTCGGTCACCGGCCGGCCTCCTCGTCGCGGAGCTTGCGGCGCAGGTAGTCGGCGTGCCATGCCGGGTCGCCGTCTTCGAGGACGCCCCGGAGCGTGGTTCGCGCCCAGGCGGCCCGCTCCGACAGGCGCCGCTCGTAGTCGAGGTCGCCGGGGTCCAGCGTCAGCGCTTCCAGGACGGCCTGCAGCAGCTCGCGTTCCTCGGCACTCACGACGCCCCCTCGACGATCACGAGGAACTTGTCGGACGGCAGGTCGAGGACCACGGACGCCGGGATGCCCTCACGGCGGCGGTCGGCGGCGAACTCCTCCGCCGGCCACGAGCCGCGCGGGCCACCGGCGGGGAACCGCTCCAGCACCGTGCGCTGCGGGCGGGACGGCTTCCGGGTGCGGACCGGGCCCTGCGCCTCGAAGTGGGCGGCGACGTCGGCGGGGCTCATGCGACGACCGCCTCAGCCTCGGCCGCCGCGTTGTGAAGGCGGGCGGTACGGGCGAGGCCACGGAGTTGCAGAGCGAACGCGATCAGGTCGTCGGCGAACGCCTCCGCCATCTCCGGCGTGTGCACGTCCGGGACGCCCTCGTGCTCGATCCCGATGTGGGCCCGGCGCAACCGCGGGTCGGTCGCCTCCGGGTCGGCCTGCAGCATCGCGTACATCAGCAGGGAGCCGTCCTGCTTCAGGAACGAGGAGATCCCCACCTCCTCGGAGGCCGACGTGTGCGTGATGTCGTCGAACATGGTCGGCTCGGCGAGGTGGTTCTCGACGCACCACGACGGGCATTCGATGTGGGCGACGTGCGCGCTCTTGCGGGTGCCGATCAGCGCCGGCACGAGGCGGTAACCCGGCCTGGTCGCCGGAAGGGGCGTGACGGTACCCAGGCTGGCCTGGGTAGACTGCTGTCCATCCATGAGGGGACCTCTCAACAGTTCCTCGTGGTAGGGCCGGCCTGAGAGGTAGGAGTCTCGGTGTCCGGCCCGATCTTCTTTTGTGCAGCGCCCGCGGACTGGGTCCGGTAGGAGTGGGCACGGCTTGTAGCCCGCGAAGCGGCAGGCTTTGCGTCTACTTTGTTGCAGGACCACCATGGCACGGGGGGCACGTCCGCTGCAACATAGTGGACGAAGAATCTTGTGGCGCGTCTAGTCGGTGGACATCCACCCGTGAGAACATCCAGCACATGGCAGCGAACACCCCGACCCTGAACGAAGCCGAGAAGGCGCGCTGGCTCCGCAAGCTCGACAGAGCGACCGCCGCCCATGAGAAGACGCGACAGCAGCTCGACGACCTCGTTGCCGACGCCCGGGCCGCCGGCATCACTCTCACGCTGATCGCCGAGCACACGCCGTACAGCCGGGAGTGGGCGCGAAGGATCGCTGCGCGCGTCCACACGGAGCGCGGCGAGACGGAAGCGCCGGCGGACGAGTAGCCGCCAGGACCAACTTTGCATGCCCTTGAGTCAAGCGGCGCCGCCACCAAGCTGCCATGACCGCCCAGTGCAGCGCCGATGCAGCAGGGATGCAGCAGCAGTGCAGTACGCCCGATCCGACCAGACGAGGGGCGCAAAGTGGACGTCATCGACACGTGGACCGGCGCCGCAGCGTGTGCTCTGCAGCAGGCCCTCCGGATGACGAACGACGGCTTCGCCGACCACCTCGGCGTGGCCGTCCGCACGGTGGCTGGCTGGCATTCATCGCCGGACATCGTGCCGCGGGCTGAGATCCAGTCCGCCCTGGATACCGCCTACGAGAGGTCGAGCCCTTCGGTGCAGCGCCGCTTCAGTCTCCTCACCCGCCCCAAGCCAAACGCCGTCGAGGCGCAGGCGCTGCGCGTGGCCATCGCCGTAGTGGTCCGTGACGACGAGGTGCTCCTGGTCTGCAGGCGCGAATCCGATTCGCTCGCCTGGCAGTTCGTCGGCGGCGTCGTCAAGCCGGACGCCTCCCCCGCGGTCGTCGCGGTCGCGGAAACCCACTCGGAGACTGGCGTCCGCTGCAGCGTCCGCGAGCACCTCGGCTCCCGCCTCCACCCGGACACGAAGGTGATCGCCGAGTACTACCTGTGTGACTGGCTGATGGGCGAGGCGACCAACCGCGACCAGATCGAAAACGCGGACGTGACCTGGGTTCCTCGCGCGCAGTTGACCCGCTTCATCCCTGCACAGTCCATCTATCCGCCGATCCTGGAGGCGCTGGCATGACCGAGACCACCACCGACAAGCCCGCCCTCTCCATGGCGGTCGTCGTCGCCGACGGCAAGCTGCTGATGATTCGCAGGAGAGAGCGCGAGGGTGACCTGCTCTGGGCACTGCCCGGCGGCGCGATCGAGGCTGGCGAGACCCCGGAGGAAGCGGCCGTGCGCGAGACGTTGGAGGAGACTGGCCTCAAGGTGGAGGCCGTCACACTGATCGGGCAGCGCGTCCACCCCAAGACGCAGCGGGACATGAGCTACACCGCATGCCGGGTCATCGGTGGCGAGGCGCACGTCGCCGACGCTGACGAGCTGGACGCCATCGAGTGGATCACGCTCGACGAAATCCCGGAGAAGGTTCCCTACGGGCTGTACGGGCCGGTGCAGGAGTACCTGGAAACCGCGCTGGCAAGCTGACCTCGGCACACGAAAGCGCCCCGGCCGATCGGCCGGGGCGCTCTCATTCTCATCACTTCTCTGCGCGTTGCGAGCGCTTGGCGTTGTAGCGATCCTGAGACAGCTTCCGGCAGGCTCTGCACTGCCGTCGCCCATCCCACCGAATAGCGGTGTTCACTTCGTCGTAGGCGTGCCCATTCGGGCAGTGCGTTTTGGGCACCGCTGCCGGCTTCCCCTTACGGGCTTCGTTTCGGCGAGCATTACGAGCGTCATACTGCGCGCGCAGCTTCTCGGGATTGCGCTCCCGGTAGGCCCGAGTGGCCGCCTCTTGACAGGTCTTGCAGACTCGCGTCCCCCGTCTGGAATAGCGCGTGTTCTCATCGTCGTAGGCATGCCCTCTCGGGCAGTGCGTGCGGTCCGCGAAGTGCTTGCCAGCTTCTCCCCGTCGCGTGTTCTCCACGCCTGTCACCGGCTCCAAGTGATCAGGGTTGACGCAATTGCGCACACGGCAGAGGTGGTCGATGGTCAACCCTTCGGGGATCTTGCCTACCAGTAGTTCGTAGGCCACACGGTGGGCGAGTCGACTCCTACCCCCTGCGCCGAAGTGACCGTACCCCTTCTTGCTGATGCACCCGGTCCACAGCCAGCAGGTGGAGGTCTTGTCTACCTTCGCCCAGAAGAGATCCTCGTGACTCGGCGGTACTGGCACATAGGTTGGGTCGCCGTACTGCTGCCATCGCCGGTAGTGGGCCTTGCACCAGCCTCGCGCGATGGCGTCCTTGCCGCAGATGGTGCATGTAGTCTTCGCCATGTCGACTCCTATCCAGTCGGCTCGCCCCGGTGCGGTAGCCGCCGCATCCGGGGCTTTCAATTCTCCCACGGCTAAAGCCGGTTGGGGCGATGTTCAGGCGGCTGCTCTTCGAGTCGGCGTGAGCCGCAGCATCTCTCCGTGCCCGTATTCGGTGCCGCATCGTCGGCATTCGATGCTGTCCATGTCGAGACTGACGCGGAGTATCTGCCCGCACCGGCAGGCGACCGGCACTTTGATCGGGGGCCTTTCTTCTCCTACGGCGGTCTGGCAGCGGCGCTTGATTGCGAACAGTTCGTCGGCGAAGTCTGCGAAGGCGGGGTGGCTTGCTGCCGCCCAGGCGAGGTTGAACCGGAGGGTCTGGACGGCGTGGTCAAGGCGCTGTTGAAGGGTGCCGGACTCGTCGACGTCGGCTCGGCCGTACTGCTCCCAGTCGCGGACCCATCCCTCCAACGGGCCGAGGACCGGCCCGCGTTCGGTCATCGCGTTCAGCACCTCCAGCCGGAGCGGGAGCGGTGCGGTGCGGCTGCCGGAGACGGCGGGCCCGCCGCTGCTGCTGCCGGGGTGGAGTGAGTCGGCGAGGCGGGCGTACAGCCCGTCGGTGCCGGCGAGAGCGCGCAGGTGCAGGTCGACCCGGTCGGTACAGGGGCGGCAGGCTTGGTGGCCGAGCTCGTGCTCGTACAGGTCGCGGAGGCAGACGGTGCAGGCGGAC